GAAATCGTTTATGAGGAAGATGCGTGTACCGATTACATCCAATCAATGATTAACGTTGGCTGGCGCATATTAGCAATATGCCCTCAACCAGGGCAAAGACGCCCAGATTACATCATGGGAAGAATATCACAGCGATAACAAGGAGAACAACCATGCCAACAAGATCAACAAGATGGGGAATTAAATGGTTTTACGACGAGGATGAAGTATACGCAGAGTTTGGCGTTAAACCGGAGACACTAGCAGTATGGAGAATGTCGGAGCCACTATTAACGATTAGATTATCAGGCAAAATTATGTACGAAGAACAATCACTGCGAGCGTGCATTGCAAGGCATCAAGGAGATAGGCGATGACACGAGCACTAGCAGATCGCTTTTGGGAAAAGGTGTTCGAGGACGGGGAGAATGAGTGATGGCTAACATCCTAGTTTTTGATCCTGGTCACACAACCGGTTGGGCTTTCCTAAGCGATGGTAAGATAGAAGCTGGCAGTTTCAAGATGTGGAATGGTGTATGGGACGTGATAACATCTCACGACGTACAGGTTGTTGTCATCGAATCATTCATCCTGCGACGTGGTAAGGCACTATCTCTCAGTGGTAGTAAACTTGAAACAGTTCAGGTGATTGGGTATGTCAAAGCTGTGTGTGACTATTTTAACATTAAATACATAGAGCAGCCACCAGCTTGCAAGTCCATTAAAGTAGCAAAGATACAGGGAGCCAACATTCACGCTATGGATGCAGTGAGGCACGGTTTGTATTACATGAAGAAGAACAAACACGCGCAATCTTACAGAAAGTATTTCACGTAAAGGGGGTAAGATGCAAAAGGTTACGTATTTCTGTGACAACTGTAAGGAAGAGTGCGAATCAGGTAGCGAACCCGTTATGACTTTTAGAGAGTGCTGCAAAACAGACGCGGCTGGCAGCAGGTCAACGTATGTAAACAGTGTACATTTATGTGGCACTTGTGCCAGAAGATTCCTCAGCAAAATCCTATGTGGCACAATAACAGAACTTGAGGACTTGCGAAAACAATTCGATAGGAAGACAAGCGTATGAAAACAATCGGTGACGCTATAGAAGAGGGTCTAATAACAACAGAGAACATAACCCAAGAGGATTTCAAGGATCACTTTATATCACCGTGCAGCCTTTGTAGATTTTTAGAATCTACTTCCATAATAAATCCATACACAGATTGTGATAGACACGATGTGTGTACACTATTCGCTGCACCATTCAATGGCGTTTCACCTGAACCACTAGTTCCATCCTCAGCAGCATCACTAATCAGTATTATAAAAGAGTGTAAATTGAGGGAGATGCTGAAATGACGAAAGCAGAGATTCTTGAGCATTTATGGCAGGAGTACCTAGACGGAAACAAAGAGATACACATAGAAGTCTGGCAGAAACGACCAAACACTGCTGCAAAAGTGATAGTACGGATGCCAGAATATCCAATATCAGTGAGTTATGGTTTTTCAAAAGTATGTTGGCCGGACATTTGGAATGCCAAGCGCGGTGTTAAACTAGCTGTGCGAAAGGCATTGGCTGACATTGCTAAAGCGATAGTAGCATCAACAAAGGAGTAAGGCGATGATTGTGATTAACAAGTTCCACCTCCTTAGCAGCATCCTCTCAAATAAGTAACATCGTTCATGGACGCAGTTGGAAGCATATACAAGAGGGAGCATAGGTGACTCCTCATGAGCAAGGTCTTTGTCTCTTTGGCCTCTCCGAAAAAACGCGGTAGCACCAAGCTTTATATTGAGGGACGAATACCTATACGTCTAAAATATTTCCTAGAAACCATGCAAGGGGTTAAGTTCTCAAGTCAACGCTGTCTAGCGCCGCTAGACCCACGATTGCTAGAGCTGATTCAACATCAGGTCAAGAACATTGTGCTGAGCGAATCTGTGCGTGAATGGTATAATGCAATACTGGTGGAAGACAAAGAGTCTATCGCGGTTAAAGAGCAGAGTGACGTTAGATTCGGTGGTGTATGTGATAGATTAAAACCATATCAGCGTGTAGCAGTAGCATTCGCTCTACACAACAAGCGGTGTATACTGGGTGACGATGTTGGTATGGGTAAAACTGTAGAGGCTATAAAAGCGGTACAACTCTCAAACCATTTGGGCAACGTCCTAATAGTTTGTCCGAACAACATGAAATACACCTGGCGTGCCGAGATAAACAATTGGTTTCCAGGACAGCAAGTCACTGTCATTGAAACTTCGACCAGAGATAAAGACCTCCGAAAGTACAAGCGCGGCTTTGCAATCATCAATTGGGCACTAGTGAGATTGATGCCACAATTACGCCGGTACGTTTGGAGTTGTATTATAGCAGATGAGGCGCACAGACTCAAGAATAGGAAAACACAAGTCAGTAGGGCGTTCTCGAAACTAAAGTCAGCGCGACTGTATATGTTGACAGCCACACCATTTGCTAATCATCCTGGTGAGTTGTGGCATTTGCTACACTTACTCAACCCAAAGAGATATAACAGCTATTCGCGCTTTTTTGATATGTACGTGCGAACGGTTAGAACTTATCATGGCTTCGTGCAAATCGACAAGAAGCACCCAGAGAAGAATTCAACACTGCTTCGACGCGAACTTGCCCCCATAATGATTAGACGCGATAGACGTGACTACCTATCGCAATTGCCACCACAAATTAGAACGGTACTACTTGGACTAACAACAGAGCAAAAACGTCTGTACAAGCAGATGTCAAGAAGCATGTACATAGAATTGGAAAGTGGTGAAGAGTTGGATGCTATAAACGTTGCGGTACAGTTGATGCGCTTGCGTCAAATAGTGAGTACGACCGCAACATTACAAGAGAGCGACCACTCATCCAAATTGGACGCGGTTGTGTCTATAATAAAAGATGCGCCTCCAGATAATCAGTTCGTAGTCTTTGCTCAATTCAGAGCAACGATTCATTCGTTGGAGAAAAGGCTACGAGCGAACAATATCACTTGTGTGAAGCTACTAGGGGCTATGGGAGCTAAGAAGGCATTTGAGGCCGTCAACAGATTTCAGTCTGGCAAAGCAAGAGTTTTCGCAGCAACAATGGAAGCAGGCGGTGAGAGTATCACACTTACGGCGTCAAATCAGGTCATCATAATTGAGAAAAACTTTAATCCAGCAAAGCTGGATCAAGCAATAGGACGAGTAGATAGATTCGGACAGAAAGAGCAGTGCCTGATAACTTACTTACGATGTCCACACACTGTGGACGATTGGGTAGATACCATCGTGCTTCCAAAACAGAGAATGATTGATAGCATAACCAGAGACAAGCTGAAGATACATTTACAAGACAGCATAGACTACTTAGGAGGATGACAATGCACTGGACTCAAGAGACACCGATGTACTATCACCATCCCGTTTTAGACAAGGGCTTTGTTGGCGCGGTGAACTGGATGAGTGGTGACACGGGTGTTATACGCGCCGCTAGAATCTGCTATCAATCCAAGGCCCGAAACGAAGACTCTGATAGGAAGCTGATTCGGCGACTACTGAAGAGTGACCAAAAGCACAACACCGTATTTGAGCACGCGGTGTTTACATTCAAAGTCAAGTGTCCTATCTTTGTGGCTCGACAGTGGCTCAGGCACAGAATTGGTTCCTTCAACGAAAAGTCGCTGCGCTATTGTGTTGCCGACCGCGAATACTATGTGCCATACGGAGCGAATGTTATCTATGCGGCAGAGGTTAGTTACGCTGAGCACATGGAAGCGTCATTCGACGTGTACGAAAGGCTTGTTGAAAATGGTATGGCTAAAGAGCAAGCTCGTGGTGTACTTGGCACTGCTATATACACGGAGTTTCTGTGGACTGTGAATGCCTGGTCACTAATGAATTGGATACAGAAGCGTATCAATTCAGCAGCTCAATGGGAACATCAGCAGTACGCCAAGGCTGTACTTGAAATCTTCGCTAGTATCATGCCAATTACAGCTAATGCGTTCAAGGAGTTCGTGCTCAAGCAATAAACGTATTCAATCAAATATCTCTACACACAAAAGAGCGTTAACATCCTCACGGGTGTTAACGCTCTTTCTGCGTGGCGGGGGATACCACGCTATAGCAACGGCCTATGTAGCACCGTTCCTACCAAAAACCTTTGAAAGGCTTTTTCCTACTTGATATTCACCAGTAGCAAGCGCCATTGCTTGCAGCGATACCACAAAAGCATCCCCCCACAGAAATTGCTCATTGATGTGTAGTGCAGCTATAAGATAACAAAGTCCTAAAGTTGTAAAGTTAATTGTCAGACTGTGAAACTGTTCCCTTTTATCTTCTGGTATCAAACCCACAAACAGATCAATCAACTTCTTTCCGAAGAGCTGCATCAATAAAGCTACAATCAAAGACAGTGGTATCGGACTGCTCAAACTTTGCCATGTAACATCCAGTAGACTATTCATCACTCCTCTCCTTTCTGGCTAGTACATTTGTTAGCAGTTCGTCAAGCTCTACAATAACTTGTGCTTCATCCATATTTATAAGCCTATCCACTATTTCCACTCTTCCCTTTTCATTTATTGTACGCCTTTTAGACCAATCAAACGCTCGCATATCCCCCTGTAAGACCTTCAACATTTCTAGCGATACATCATAACCAGTGCGTTCGGCAGCCTTCTGGTGACGTTGCAGATTCTTCGGCAGACAAGGCTCTGTACTATCCCCCACATCAAGAAGCTCACGGTATGTTCGATGTCGGATATTACGCATGGTTATTGCAATGTCAACCCTAGAGCCTACAACTATCCCGTTTAGTTTGCGTAGTTCACTACGCCAGTCATCAAGAAATAGCTCGAACTCTTCCAAGTCAAATGCGTTTCTAATTTGCACATGCTTGCGATATGTGTCCATGTTACCATCAATGTCTTGCAGAAACACTACAAGTATCCGCTTTTTGTCCATGCTTAATTCGATGTGCACTTTGCTCATTATGTCCCCCTTTTATGCTGCTTCCAACGCCGCCACCCGTCGTTCCAATTCCTGCACTCCCGCCACCAGCAAAGCATCTAGTCCCGTTGTGTTCATACTCTTATAGCCCTTGGTTTCCTTTACTTGCTCTGGGAATACCCGTGCAAAGTTCTGTGCTGTGAAACCTGTGCGCACCTTTTCCAAATCACTGTCTGGATTCACCTTGTGGTACTTGGAATCGTATCGGAATCGTATCGGCTCCAACAGGCGTAAGGCCGCCAATGCTCCACTTATTGGTATGATGTCTCGCTTGAGACACTCATCTGATGTTTGCGACCAATTGGCATTGTCGTCTGATCTGTACCAATCCTGCGCTTTGTCTATCCAACCAGCACTGGTCAATGCATTGCCCCCATCTGCTGTGGTATAGAACTGCAATAGACCAGGCCCATCCCCATCGGCCAAAGCCTGACCATCACATTTCGCATAAATAGCTGCTAATGATTGGAATGCGCTAGAATCAAAACCCTGAAATCGTATTCCTGGCCCCTGACCATTTGGTAAGGCGATAGTTGGACTTGTTCCATCACGTGCACGCAATGTCAGAGCACCGAAAGCTCCATCTTGCCGTCCCTCTATTATTGCACCACTCACGCTTCCGATGGTAGTATCAATTACTTCTAGGGCTGCCCCAGGCGTTGCCGTGTTCACGCCAAACTTGCATTCCATGGCCGCGATGTAGCCCGCGGTGTGGAACTCCAAACGTTCGGCGGCGTTGATGCCGATATAGTTTCCGTTAGCCATGAGAACATCACCACCAACTTGAAGACTCCCACCTAATCGATTCAGTGCTGTTCCATCTTGATAGATACCGTAATCAATGCCAGGCCCTTCATCTAAATAAAGCATGTAGACGTTGCCATCAGCACCCTTATCATCATCCACGCGAATGATGATACCATGAACATCATCCGCAACACTGGTCATTGTAGCCTCAATGTCAACATGGACATTGATGCCATCTACATCATGAGTAACAGTACCCCCGTTGAGATCGGCGAGGAAATATAAGCCACGCACACCTCCGGCGGCATCAACTGTCCCTGCGGTCAGCCTCGCTGTGAATTGAGCACCGAATAGTATTCCGATGGTAGAATCAGCATCATTCATCTCCATCGTGCCCCACACGGCCCTGAAAATGTCGGTATTATCTGTAGCACCAGCGGTCTTCGTAAAGGCTCCATTGATTCCCGTAAAACTTTCCGTTGTATCTACCAACACGTTCTCAGCATCTATTTGTCCAGGCAGCGTCGCCCCTGTTGCTGTACCGACGTTGAGACTTCCTGTCGCTGTCAAATCAACTAGAGTCAATCCACCTGCTGCGGTGGATTTCAGTACGGACTCCACGGGTGCAGTTACATCATCACGAGCAAGCAACAAACCAATTGTATCGACAGCAGTACATCCTACTACATTCCACTGAACACCAGTTACCGTGTGATCGCCACCAACGATGCTATGCACTTGAGCATGATGATCGTCTATAGAAACGTCGGCTAAAGAATCGTGACTTAATCCTAAAGCATCATGTGATGCCTTATTGTGATCGGAGAGAACAGTAGCAATGGTGTTGGGAAGAGATATATGTTCCGCTGCTACGAATCCTGCCAGATTGTCATGGTTTAGTTCATCAGCACCAGCATCGTTATGAGTAGCAGCATGAAGCTGAGCGTGATGCTGATCTGAAGTAACGCCTCCCAAATCACCGTGATTGATCGCTACCGATGGAACAAAACAAATATCAAAAGAGGAGTGAATAGATGTAAATGTATCTCCACCATCTGCTACGATTAGTTTAGCAACGATTATAGCGAAGTCGTTAAGATATGACGGAGCATTCGGCACAGTGGCATCTTGGGCCTCAGCCAGCTTATAATCCCCTTGTCCGTATTGAATGTGCATATGACCGTCAACGTCCAAGTAAACCCAGTGGACGCCATATCTATTGGGAGTTAAATCATTTAAAACTCCAGTACCGTCATCCCAGAAGCCATTATCTACGTCGGTTTGATCGGTGATGGTTGTCCAACCACCTCCACCGTCACGATAGTAGTAGGTGAATTTGTCGCCGGTGTTGGTGTTAATCGCATCCAAAGATAGACGATTGTAACCCGTCCAAATTGATCCTTCGCTAGTAGCAACCTTTAAACCCGCCGGAGCTGAAATGATCAGACCAGAGGCTCGCTCAAAAGCTCGCAATTCCTTAGCGCGACGCTGAGCTCTTCTAGTCCAATCATAGATTCGTGTACCACCCTCAATGATATGCAATTCGGTACCGTCACGGTATGCCGCACCAATGGTGAATTGTGTTGTATGATTCACGTTGGTGTCAGGATCGTCAGTAACTTCGACTGTGGGTGCGCCGGCATTGTAATCAATATATAATATGTTCTTCTTTACATCAGTCAATAGAATGTTCGTTTTGGCAGGCCAGTCAAGGAAAGCTATAACACCATCTATAGCATCGTCGGTTTTTCTAACCATCCCAGTACCAGCAGATACATCCACACGACCATCTATTATTTCTCCGTCATCAGTTCCATCAGGGACATCGGCTACTGTGATAGTAGTTTCGTCAGCTGCATAAGTTGAATCACCTACGGTCGTGTAATCACCATCATTGCCAGTAGACCCAGAAACAGTGAATTCCACTCCATCAGTAAAGTACGCCGTCATATCACCAGCGACTTTAAACGTATTTGCTACATCATCAGCGTCTGTGATAGTATAGGATGTTGCTGTAATAATACCACCAGAAATTGCCCCAGCACTTTGAGTGGTGTTCGCCCAATCCTGAACATTCTCATATGTAGGTGAACCTACCTGTTCTAAATCGAGTTTAAGTGCTCCCAGTGGTAGATACAGCACACGTGCATCAATAATCATTGAGCTAGTGATCGCTGTATCTCCATTCTGAAAGAAAACCCATGCAATTGCTATGTGATTGCTACCAGGCAGAGGTCTAGCAGCCATTCCAGCAGGCGCTTCATCACCTGTTAAAATATCATATGTATCCGTTGCAGTATCAAGATAAAGCAAGTCATATCTAAATAGACCTGCTTCCGGCGCTGCTTCAAATGTTGGTGAATTGGCTGCACTACGAATTACCATACCATCCTTGGTCATGTACAACCCTGCGCTGATAGCCAATGTCATATCTGGTGTTGCCTGAGCATCAGCACGTAATTCGGCCAACATTCTGTTGTATACATTTACTATATCATATCCACCCTCCCCACTTGAATACTCGTGTGTTTCATGGTGAGGCGGTACATAAAACCGCGATTCATTGTTATAACCAATGTAACCAGTTTTTGCAATACCTAGAATAGCAAAGTCATCAGGCATACCCTCTTGTCGTTCAACTTCGACATCTACGCGCAAATTGGCAACAAGTGGTGCTACTGCATTCCAAGCACGGACTAGGTTGCTATCTACCCCAAGCAGCCTACAATAAACCTTACCAGCCTGATTAGGTACACTAACAGTTCCATCCACATCGCCAAGCAGCCCCCAGGTGATTTCGTGTTTAGGCTCTCGTGAGTCACCAAATTGTTGCAAGCGTTGAATTATGCGCCGACGTATGATGTCAGACTTACTCATTGCTACGCTTCCCAAATTTGTAAGATACCACGAACACCACCACAGTTGTATGGAATGCTATTGCCATCACCTGTATCAATCACATCAGCATTTGCGCCGCTTTTTGGAATCATGGTAACGCCCTCGTTTGTTGAAGCCCAAATTACATGAGCATTCCCACCCACGCCAACATTACCACTAACATCCCTCAAGATGTAAAGATTATCTGGAGCACTTTGAATCAGAGACAATCCTAGATTACTACTATCAACAGCAGGAGCAGTTTTTATCCAAGTCACGCCTCCATCAGCAGTCTTATAAAAGAACACTCTGTCCGCTGCTGTGCCTATACGTATTATACCTCCAGTGGTAACAGAGATAAAATAATATGGTCTGGAATAACCCAGTGCGGCGTCGGCGCTGTTATCCAAATTGTTCCATACACTTCCTGCATACTTTGAACGACCTATGTGCCAAGGCCCAGCACCGTTCAGGCATCCAAAGTAGCAAATGTCCTGATTTTTGGGGTCTACCAGCATGTGTGCGCGGTAGCTAGATGTTCCCAATTCATATGAAGGGCCGTGCACATTCCAAGACGTTTCGCTTTCCACACCTCTCTCATCCGAAACGAAACAATACTGTGTTGCTCCGCGTTGGCCCTGAAAGTAAATCATATCACCCGCATCTACCGTGGAGTCACCTTGAAACGCGCCAACGGTTAGACTAGCTAGATCATATCCCGTTGTTATGGTCTCAGTAACTCTTACTATAGTCCAGTTCTCCCCATAATCTTCGGAGTAACAGAAGTAGTGTCGGTATCCCGAAGGCCACGAGGCACAGAATATAACAGCAACCCAACCATCATAGTTAATATTTGTTTCAAGACCATTCTCGCCAAACTTGCTGGTGGGATAGTCGTAGCTGCCGATTGAACTAATCAGGTCATCCCTAGTTAAAACAGCCGACCAGTTACCTCCCGTCCTGCGATATAAAGCATCCTCCATGAGACAGTATTGTCTACCTGAAGGATCGAATGGGTCTCCTCTGAACCCTAGACACTCCTTATCTAGGTCGAGACCCGTGCTTACAGCCGTCCAAGTTGGTACACCTGCGGGACTACTAGTGTCATCAACGAAGTTCGCAGTGTAAAAAACGCCCAAGTCCGTAGTAGCCACATAGACCTTCTCTGCCCACTTTCCGAGTCCAGGCGTAGGTGGTGGTATAGGAGTTGGCGGTGGATTGTCTGGGGGCGTCGGTGGTTCAGCAGGCGGATAATCACCAGTCACGCCAGCAGTGCCAAGTGTAGCTTTTGCAAAGGAGAAAGATACAGCACAGGTACCGGCTTCGTGATTGTAACGCTCTTCCATTTGCTGAACGATAAGATTCTGCGCTGTCCATTCAATTCCACGCTTGGTATCGGCGGCTACGAGCGTTAGCGTAAAGTATTCTCTAGGCACAATGTCAGAGATAGAGTAATCACCCATACATCTGAATGTTATATCAGGAAACTCATTGTTCAGCTCTGCATACTTTAAGCCAGCCAACAAGTTCGCCTTGGCTTGCCAATCGCCATCTGGATCGAGTATATGACGCTTAGACGGTTTTGGTGAACCCATATATGCAGGAGCTTCACCTGGCGCTATTGAAATTATAGGTGTGACAGTTGTACCATCAAAAGCCATACCCTCAAAGTCAACGATACTGACGCTAGGCTCAGTTTTTCTATGTATCTCTAGTGAACCTTCCCAATCACTATGCGTCAAAAGCATGACGTTGGTAACACCAGCCCTATAAGCAGATTCCAAACACTGTAGGTTGAAATCTATCCAGAGGCAACTGGCTCTATCGGAACCACACACATAAAACGCTTCCTCGCAAAGACGTGAAAGTGCCCCCCACAACGAGCCACGAGCGAAATCTTGGAACTTTATCTTGTATGCACTAGGAAAGCCTGCGCGGAAAACACTTGGCACACGAACGTCGGTCATCTCACATACTGTAGAATGCCAATACAGATAGTGGTGAATTGCCCGCTCTGTGTCTAGCTCTTTCAACTCATACCATTTGCTAGGAGAATCTGACTTATAATCGAGCGCAACCGAAAAGTTCTGGCGTGACTTCATCAAACCGGAAAGACCTTGAACCGAAAAGGTGACATCTCCGCTATCAGGGTTTTTGCGTACAGTCTCATCTACGATCCAACCAACACAGCGAATATTATGACGCCCAGGATGATTCATGCCAAAGTCTTTTGCTGCTGTATCATACCATGCCTCAGCAAATAACACAACCATAGTGCCATCGGCAAACTCAGATGAATCAGCATCACCAAACACAGTAACATCAAATGACCAACCACCACTCCTGAGAGACCCCCGAATGTTATCAACTTCAAAATCAGTGTATGGCATATTGGACGAGCGGTCAAAGATGAATACTGGCCGATGACCAATAGTTACCTTACCATTAGCGGTGTCCTCGGCAGCAAGACTAACCCAATATGTTCCAGCCGTAGTCCACGCAACATTACCAGGCGTCTGAGCAGTGCTAGTATCTGGATTACCACTAGGAAACGTCCACGTTGACTTGCCTTCTCCCCAAGCAATAGTAGTGCCTGGACACCAACTGTCTTGTCCATCAAAGTAAACATTAACCGTACCACCAGACAGAAAAGCGCAAGCAGGTGGCCCCATGATAGGCACAGGATAAAACTTTTCATTTTGATCTGAGTACGCAATGTCATAGTCTTTGTAGAAAACACCATCGTCGGCAATGCGCGGATACACGGGCCAATATTCGTAGTTCTCTTTAGCTGTCAAGTGGTCATCGTCCGCCCAATCAATGTGACCATTCTCTGCAACAACAAACGTACCAGTTCCGCCACCATCATCAGTTGTACTCTTTATTCTGACACGACCCTTATCTTGCAATCCGGCAGATGTGCCAACCCACAAACTCATCCCTGCTTTAACATTAGCAAGCGTACCAGAACCAGTGTCAAAAGTAATGGTGCGATCTCCTTTAGCCGCATCAGCATTGTCTACCAGTGCTGTATAAATAGATGCAGGTTTGAGCACAGCAAGATAAAGTTTTATCTTATGCGGGTGAGACCGTAGTGTAGTAAGATTGGCCGTAACGTCTGGCATTATATCTCGCACCTTGTAAATATAATCGTAACGTCTTGGTAGCCAGCAAACACGCGCCTTGCACCCCTTGGTATCTCTGGTCTGTGCATGATAGCCGTAGCATATGCCTGATACGTTCCATCGTCTAAGCGTGTGTTTATTGACACAGCAGTTGAAGCGCCTGTGATGTATGACATCAATATATTGAATTCCGCAAGCGTGAGATAGTCGAACGTCCAAACTACGCGAGGAAAACCGTCACCCTCAGAGACACCATCACCGCCAACACGTGTAACAGTGTAACGATTATGTTCACCTCTCGGTGGTGGGAAACCAGTAGCCAAGTCTTCCACATTAACACGAGCGCCAGCATTAGCGCCAATCTCATAACTGTATTGTGCCATTTAACCCCACGCTTTCTGCGTAACTTCATCAAAGGCTTCAAGTGCACCTATACGTGCCATTGTACGCAACTCAGCTTTCTCGGCAGCAGTTAGAGCGCCAGCAAAGTGCCAGTTTTCCTGCCTGAGAATCACAGTAACAGGCGCTTGTTTACTAGACCCTCCACTGCCCAAACTAAGTACAGATTCTTGTGTTAGTGGGCCAACACGATTTTCCAGTGCTCTTGTAGTCATATTGCTAAGTATAAACTCTCTACCGGATTCACCCAACTTGTATGTACCATATGATGCGTAGCCACCAACTTGTTTGGGTGTACCACCAGTATCAGATCCAGACAGCGCCACAAGATTTAGAATCTCTAAGTAAGCTGCGCGTGCCTCGGCTGCTTTTCGCATGATCTTGGCTTGCTCTGCTGAAACGGCTGCGAATATCTTGCCCCAAATAGTTTTCGTGTCGGTCAGCACAGTGTTCTCGTAGAAGAATTTCTCATCGGCATGTGCATTCTTAATAGCTTCAAACTCCTTTGCTGTAAACTGATCGCGCATATTTAGTAGACCTTCAATACCCCAGAAGTGTAACCAAGTCTCAGCCCTTTGCTTTATAAGTGCGTTTTCTAGCTTTGTAAGTTGTTCTGCAAGGTTATCATCAATACTTTTGAGTTCCTTTCGCTCCGCCTCTTCCCTATCACGTTTGGCCCTTTCAGCCTCTACTACAGCTGTGTTGTGTCTGTCACTAGCTGCTGCGCCTATCAGTCTCATCTGCTCTGCCAACGCTGCTATCATCAATTTCTTTTGATCTTCGTAGTCCGCAATCCTACGAGCACGAGCAAACTCGTATTGTTCCTTAGCAAGCTTACGCTGTCGCTCATAGTCTTCCTTTGCACGCCTGCGAGCTCTGTCATAATTAGCCTGTGCATCAGCTTCTTGTTCAGCTTGTGCAGCTCGCGCGTCTCGCCTACGAATGTCATAATCTTCTTGTGCTTCTTTTTTCCTTCGTGCAAAGGAAAGCATTTCCTCTATGAAACCACGGGCATCACGCTCACGAATGATACCACGTAATTTATCAACGTGATCTTTTTCTAGGCGTTCCATCCTGAGTTTAAAGCGTTCAGCGTCTCTGGCTTCGTTATCTTGATATTGCTTTCGGCTTTTAATACGCTGTGCATCAAAGTCCTCTTGTGCTCGTGCCTCTGATCGCGCATAGTCATCGTCTGCACGAGCCATCTGACGAACAAAATCCTCTTCAGCACGAATGAGTGCCTTGTGATGATTGGCTTTTGCTTGTTCCATACGAGTATCATGAGAGGCTTGAGCGCGTTCCATTGAAGCGTTATAACTAATCCTTATGGATTTAAGTTGACGCTCAAGACTGATTTCTGCCGCTATTTCTTTCTCATCGTAAGATTTTATCACAGACAGCTTACGCTCTTCAGCTTGCTCGGTTAAACGTAAAGAGTCATGTCTGTAGGTGTCCTCGAGCTCTTTTATATCAGTGACGAACTGCATCATCCTAGACTTGAAAGCATCAATAGCACTAGTAGGAATGCGTCTACCCGTTTCGGTGGTTATACTAGGCCCACCAGGTGGGGCTATTGGATAAGCTACACCACCATACAACTGAGAGCCTAACGGAGCCTCTCCAGTGTAAGCCGCTTGTATCCGTCGAATCTCATTTAGGTGTTCGATAATCCTCCCAAGAAGCTCCTCGTACTCCCTGACACTGTAAACCTCTTCTGGTTTGCCAAGTAACTGCTCTGCGAGTGGTGTTAGAGGTCGCATGAGCTGTATGTTCGCTCTAGGCACTCCACGAATCTCAAACTCACGCTCGAAAAACTCGCGCGCTTCTTCAGTACCAGCAGTTTCCAAACGTACCTGTCTGTAGGCCGCTCCACCAACTAATCCTCCTAGGGCTAGAAGCGGTATACCAACAGCACCAGCACCGCCAAACAAAATTGACAAAGCACCAGTACCGGCGAGCATTTTAAGCATCAACATTATCTGTAACAGCTGACCAAAACCTTCCACTAATTTGCCGAAAACAGCCGCACCAGCCCCCACACCAAGCGCACCTGTTGCCAGACCTGGATACTTTTCCAAAAACTCTCCCAAGTCATCTAAAAGCTCAGACGCTTTCTCTGCTGGTTCGATAAAAGCTTCTGTTAAACTTTTGCCAATAGTTCTGGCAATATCATCCCAGCGTTGTTTTATTGTCTGAGCGCGTACATTGTCTTGCTTCTCATACTCAGACCAAGTTTTCGCCAAAAAGTCAATAGCCTCTTGGTTGCTTACCATTGCCTCTTGGAAAGCATCAGCACCACGTTTTTGCGCCTCAATTTGTGCATTGACCAGAACAGTAAGCCCCGCCTGTCCCCTAGATGTTGCTAATATTGCATAGAGATTCTGCCGCTCCCTCTCGGTAAGATCAACAACATGTCGTGCAAGCAGGGCTGTGAACTCAATTATGGTTGGAAGTCTACCCTCATATATTTGCAGCCAGTTAAATCCTGCCGCTGCTGCCTCTTCGGTTATACCGACAAGATTGTTCATCGCATTTGTGAAATCGTCAGAGGGAGCAGCCATGCTCCTAAAGATTGATCGTGTAGCTTGCACGGCTTTGGTGCCGCGGATATTGGCTTTAGCAAAAAGTAACTGCATGGCAATCATGTCCTCAAACTTGTTGCCCATATCCTCTGCAATCGGCCCAACATCTCGCATCATGCTACCAAAATCGCCAAGCGTCATTGAACTTTTTGCAGCGGCATAGTTCATTTGTGCCAATATGCTATTGAGGTCGCCAACGTCTTTGTTGAATACGGTCATAATACCACTAACAGTATCAGTAGTATTTCCAAGGTCAGCGTTACGCATTTCAGCAAGTTTCGTTATCTCAATGCTCTGGGCAAGAACTTTGTTACGTTGCTCCTCCGTATCAATTGCCGCACCCTGCGCTTGTGCCCAAGCCTCCCAACCAGCAGCTATCTTCTCTGGTGCGATGAAACCTATAGATTTTGCTGCCTTTATAATTTCGTCACTCAAATCGGCAGTCGCATCAGCGGTCAGTCCAATGGATGCGCCAGTCTTGGCCATAACACCATTGAACTCCAAGTAACTATTGACCATTGACATTAATGCGCTGGTTATTTTCTTGCCAGACGCCTCAATGTCACTACCTAACCGTGTGAACATGAAACCCATACGCCGAAGTCCCCAGGTTCCGATGCTGACCTCTTGTACGGATTTGGTGAAATCATCAGACCACTTTCTTATTTGTTGTCCGAATGTGTCGGGCACCACAGGCGTAGGTAAGGGGGCTATCGGAACAGCACCAGCACCGACTCTAATACCAGGGAACATTTTTTGCAGATCAGTAAGTGTTTTAAGCTGATCTTGCATCTTTGCAGCATCACTAATAAGCCCTCTGGC